ATGGGGTCGCCGCAGGCGATCCGGCCAATGCGGGGAACCAGCTCCGTCTCCGGCATGGGGGAGAAGCCGGTGGGGATGGCAGGGCGATTATTCGGTTCCCAGCCCATCAGATACGCCGCAGATGTGCCGATTGCAGCAGCAATTTTTTCCAGGCGGTCAATGGGGATTTTTTCTGTTTGCCCGGTGGCATAACGCTGTAAGGCAGACTTTGGAATTCCCGTTTTTTCTGCCAATTCGCCATATGAGATTTCCTTATTCAGGAGAATGCCCAATATTCTTTTAGAAATGTCGCTCATACTACCTCAACCTTTCAAGCCGCTTGATTAACTATATAATACACCAATTGTCCCAAAAATGCAATACAAAATGAAAATATTTTTCAAAAACGTCCCAGATATGGGTTGACAGAGGGGAAGAATCGTGCTATGATGCAAATGTCCCATAAATGAGACGACTGGAGGTGAGAACATGGCAGTAAATAAATTGAAGGGGAAGATTGCGGAAGCAGGATTTTCTCAGCGATCTTTGGCGGAAGCACTGGGAATGTCCAAGAATACCCTAAATGCAAAGGTTAATGGGAAAGTTCCATTCAATACGGTAGAAATCGAGCAGATTTGCAAGGTGCTGGGAATCCATGATGTAACGGAGAAGGCCACTATTTTTTTAGCATAATCGTCCCAGAAATGAGACGAGCGCGGAGGAGGTGAGAAAGATTTGGAACTGACGCTGCGGGCGGCGAGGGTCAACGCAGGGCTGACACAGGAACAGGTGCACGAGCGGCTGGGGATTGCCATGAGCACGCTGAGCCGGATTGCGTGCGGGAAAAGCTCGCCCAGATATAAGACCCTTTGCGAGCTGTGCGAACTGTACGGAATCTCGGTTGGACAGCTCAAAAAAGAATAGAGCGGGACGCTGGAACATCCCGCTCAATTGGTGATTTCCGCCAAGCGGAAGTGGAAAAGTTTGTACAAGGTGACACCCACCCCGGAGGGGGAGTGGGGGTTAGAAACGCAGAAATCTTTCTGCTACAATCTGAAACAAAGTGAAACACAGGAGATACGATATGGAAAAACAAGCGGTATATGAAAGCATAAGGGCGTTCTCCCGCCGGGGCATCCTCTCCGAAAGGCAACTTCGGATGCTGGTCGCCAAGGGAAAAGTGCCCGGCATCCGGACGTCCAGAGGATTCAAGATCAACGTGGGGCAATTCCTGGCAAAGCTGGAAACCCTGAGCCGGAGGGCTCAACGGGTGGACAAGTGAGGTGAAGAAATATGCCGCGGATTCGGCAGAACGCGGAGCGGGACACGATGGCGGACTTCCTGGCGGAGGTGAACGCCCAGCGGGGCCGGTTTGGCTACAGTACCCAGAAAGCCTTCGGCGATGCCATCGGCGTATGTCAGGCCACCGCCGGAAACTACCTGAGAAGGCCCCAGAGCATTCCCTTCTGCGCGCTGCGCTCGATGGTCAAGACCCTCAGACCCAACCCGGAGGTAGTGCTCAGGGCACTGGGCTACACCACTCAGGACATCAAAAAATTAGCAAAGGAGTACGTAAATCATGACAGCTGAAACAGAAGCAGCCAAGAACATTCAGGAAATCATTGCCCGGAACGCGCGGTACCGGATGCAGGAGCGCAAGGACAGGCAGGTGGAGGCGGAAATGCTGGCCATGTGCAACGCCCACAGGGCGCAGGTGAGCACCTGGATCCAGGACTGGAACCGGCAGGAAGCGGAGGCAGCGGAGCTGCGGGCGCAGCTGGCGGCGGCCAGAGCCGAGGAGAACCGGCTGGCCAGGGAAGAGCGGGAGCGGCAGGAAGCGTCGTCTCAGGCTATGGGACGGTACGCCGTGGGGTGCGTGGTGCTCCTGGGGCTGACGGGGTTCACGGAGCTTCCCGTATGGGCGGCGGTGACGCTGTGCGCCGGGCTGGGGGTGCTGGCGGCGGCCTACATCTTCCGGATCTGGTGCCCCCTGGAGGAGGATGGGGTATGACCCAGATGCAGATCATGGACAGAAAGCTGGAGCTGATAACCGCATACCTGCTGGCGAAGGACGCAGGGAGCCGGAAACAGGCGGAGCAGACGCTGAAGGAATTTCTGGAGAACCTGCCCCTCCAGGGGGAGGCAAGCCGGGCGAGAACCCGGAACGAGACCATCCGGGACGTGCTGGTGGAGCTGGGCGCGGGAGAGCACCTGGACGGGTACGAATACCTGGTGGAGGCCATCGAGGCGAAGCTGGACGGAAAGCGGCGGCACATCTACGCCGGGGTGGCCATGAAGCACAAGACCACGGAAGGCCGGGTGGAGCGAGCCTGCCGGGGCGTGGTGAGCTGGGTCTTCCGGGTGGGAGAGCCGGAGAAGCTATACCGGTTCTTCGGGGGCACGGTGCCCCAGGAGAGCGGACGGCCTACAAACTACGCATTCATCGCAAGGATCGCCAACGAGGTCAAGCGGCGGACGGAGGAAGTATGAAAAAGCTATTTACACCGGAGGAGCTGGAGGAGCTGCGCCGGGCGGACGCGGAAATCGACGAGAGCTTCCGGCAGACCCAGGAGGAAATCCGGCAGAGCCAGGCACGGGACCGGCAGGCTCAGCTTGCGGCCATGGAGCCGGAGAAGCGGAAGAAGGCCATCCGGGCGGCGGCGTACCGGGAGGCGAACCGGGAGAAGGAGAAGGCCAGACAGGCGGCGTACTACCAGGCGAACCGGGAGAAGGAGAAGGCCAGACAGGCGGCGTACTACCAGGCGAACCGGGAGAAATACAACGCCTGGCAGCGGGAATACCGGGCAAGAAAAAGAGCCGCCTCCGGAGAGGCGAACTCCGGAAGCGGCAAGGAAAAAATTTGAAACCAGGGCTATTATAGCCCAGAAGAAAGGAAAAGTCAAATGGAACTGAGATTAAAACGGCTGCACCTGGAGAATTTCAAGTGCCACAAGGCGCTGACCATCGACTTCGGGGGCCGGAGCACCAGCATCTACGGCGACAACGCCACAGGCAAAACCAGCATCTACGACGGCCTGACCTGGCTGCTCTTCGGCAAGGACAGCCTGGGAAACGGAGAGAAGAGCCTGGAGATCAAGCCCCTGAGGCCGGACGGAAGCGTGGAAGATCACGAGGCCGTGACGGAGGTGGAGGCGGTATTCCTGGCGGATGGGGAGGAGGTCAGGCTCAAGCGGAGCTTCCGGGAGCTATGGACCACCCGCCGGGGAAGCACCGAGCCGGTCTACGAGGGGAACACCTCGGAATACTTCGTGGACGGGGTGCCCTGCCGGGCGAACCTCTACAAGGCCAAGGTGGGGGAGCTGGTGGACGAGGAGCAATTCCGGCTGCTGACCAGCGTGGGCTACTTCCCGGCCACCCTGCCCTGGCAGAAGCGGCGGGAGGCACTGTTCGGCCTGTTCGGCACTCTGGACGACCGGCAGATCCTGGAGACGGACGGAAGGTTTGCGCCGCTGCTGGAGGCCATGGGAAAGCGGAGCCTGGAAGATCTGAAGAAGATCCTCCAGCAGGAACGGAAGGGACTAACGGGGAAGCGGAATGAAATTCCCGCCCGGATCAGCGAATGCGAGAAGACCATCGCGGATCTGGCGGAACTGGACTACGAGGGGGCGGCGGCAGAGCTGGCGGCTCTGGAAACCCGGAAGGAGGCTCTGAACACGGAGCTGCTTGCCATCCGGCAGAACACGGCGGTGCAGCGAAAGGAGCTTGACCTGCGGGAGATTCAGGGAAAGCTCGCCGCGCTGGAAAGGGAGAACCGGGACTACCGGCAGGAGCAGGAACGGAAAATGCCTGACGGGGAGGCCATCCGGCGGCAGCTGGAAGAGAACCGGAAGCAGCTGGCACTGGCTCAGCAGAACATGGAGGGGCTGAAGGCACGGCAGAGCCGGTATGCCGGAAAAATCGAGGACATCCGAAGCCGCTGGAAGGCCGAAAACGCCGAAAGCTATCCGGGGGACGACCTCTGCCCCACCTGCGGCCAGAAGCTGCCGGAGGCGCAGATCCAGGCGGCGGCACAGGCCTTTGAAGGCCGGAAGCAAGCCAGGCTCCAGGGACTTGTGAAGGACGCGGACGAATACAAGGCGCTTCTGGCTCTGGCAGAGGAAGAAGCCAAGCAGACCGCCGAGAGCCTGAAACGGCTGCGGGAGGTAAGCCTGGAGCTGGAAGAGAGGGCTGCCCAGGCGCAGGCGCACAGAGAAAACATCCGGGACAGGGAGGGCTACGCCGAGGAAAAAGCCCAACTGGAGCAGGAGGCAGCGAAGACCCGGGAAGCACTGGAAAAATTGCAGGCAGACAGCCAGGCGGCCTCCTTCGGCATCCGGCAGCGGATTGCCGAGGTGCAGGGGGAAATGGATCGGTGCAATGGAATTCTGGGCAAGAAAAGCGCCTACGAATACGCCCAGAGCCGGATCGGGCAGCTGCGAGACGACGCCCAGGAGGCAGCCAAGGCTCTGGCTCAGGTGGAGAGGCTGCTGGGACTGACGGAGGATTTCAGCCGGTACAAGGCAAGCTTTGTAGAAGAGGGTATCAACCGGCACTTCCGGCTGGCAAAGTTCCGGCTCTACCGGGAGCAGGCCAACGGCGGCGTGGAGGATCGGTGCGACGTGACCTACGAGGGCGTTCCCTACACGGGGCTGAACAACGGCATGAAAATCAATGTGGGGCTGGACATCATCAACGCCTTCTCCCAGGCCTACGGGGTGAGCGTGCCCATTTTCATCGACAACGCGGAAAGTGTGACCAGGCTGGAAGCCTGCCGGGGGCAGGTCATCCGGCTGGTGGTCAGCGAACAGGATAAGGAGCTGAGAGTACATGAAGATTAAAGACAAGGCAAAGCCCTCTATCCCACCGGTTCCTGCCGGAGGGTATCTGGCGGTATGCGTGGGCATCTACGACCTGGGGAACCAGTACAGCGAGAAATTCAAGAGCTACAGCCCGAAGGTGATGATCACCTTCGACCTGCCTCAGGTCACGGTGGAGGTGGACGGGAAGCAGGAGCCCCGGCAGCTGAGCCGGGAATTCACCGTGTCCGGCAAGAGCAACAGCAAGCTCAGGGGGTTCTTCTCCTCCTGGGCGGGGGTGCAGTTCTCGGATGAGGCCTTCGCGGACTTCGACATGCTGAGTATGCTGGGAAAGCCAGCCATGCTCAACGTGCTGCTGAACGAGACCGGAGAATACGCCAACATTGACAGCATCATGCCGCTGTTTCCGGGAATGCCGGAGCCGAAGACGGAGACGGCGCCCAAAAGCTGGGACTGCGACCAATGGGACGACCAGGCGTTTTCGGAGCTTCCGGAATGGGTACAGGCCAAGATCCAGAAGAGCACCCAGTACCAGAAGCTCCACGCACCCCAGACGGAGGTAAAGGTGACGCTTCCCGAAACCGTGCCTCAGCCGCCTCGGGCAGGCGTACCGGCGGCTTTCGCCCAGATGTACGCCATGTACCAGAATCAGGCAACGGGGACGACAGCGGCGCAGGAAGCCGGACAGGAGGCTTGCCCCATATGAGATTTACACCCATTGCCAGCTCCTCCCATGGCAACGCCTACATTGTAGAGGACGGAAAGACCACACTGCTGCTGGAATGCGGCCTGGCTCGCCGAACCCTGAACAAGCGACTGGAAAAGAAGCTGGGCATTACCTGCGCAGACTGCGCCGGGGTGCTGGTGAGCCACGAGCACAAGGATCACGCAAAGGCGGCAGCCGAGCTTCTGAAGGACGGGGCGACCATCTTCATGAGTGAGGGAACGGCGGAGGCACTGGAACTGGAGGGCGTGGAGGCCTGCGCAAGCATGGAACAGTTTTCCCTGGGAAGTATGGACATCGTGCCCTTCGCGGTGTTCCACGACGCACAGGAGCCGCTTGGGTTCCTGGTGCGCTCCCGGTTGGATGGGGAGGAGCTGGTATTCGCCACGGACACGGTGAACCTGGGCTACCGGTTTCCGGGAGCCACGATCCTGGCCATCGAGGCAAACTACGACAAGGACATTCTGGCCAGGTGTGAGCGGCTGCCGGAAAAGACTCGGGAGCGAATCACCAACACCCACATGGAAATCGACACCCTTTGCCGCTACCTGAAGGAGCTGGATTTGCAAGGGTGCCGGGAAATCTGGCTGCTGCATCTGAGCGACGCTACCAGCCACGAGGGGTACTTTATCAACCGGGTGCGGCGGTGCGTGCCACCGGGAATTCTGGTACAGGCCGCCTGCCGGGGTCAGGAATGAGGTGAAAGAAATGGGCGAGGAGAAGACCCGGATGAAAGACAGCTTCGTGATGCACATCGAAGACTTTGAGGATCTGGGCGAGCTGAAGGACGCGGAGGCTGGGAAACTGCTCCGGGCCATCATCGCCTTTGCAACGGAGGAAGAGATTCCCAAGCTGGGCGTACAGGCAAAAACCATGTTCGGCTACATCCGGCGGCATATGGAGCGGGACAAGGCCAAGTATGAGGCCACCTGCCGGAAGCGGGCGGAGGCCGGATGTCAGGGCGGGAGGCCAAAGAAGGAAACATCTGAAAAAGCAAAAAAAGCAAATGGTTTTTCCGGAAAAGCAAAAAAAGCAAATGGTTTTTCCGAAAAGCAAATGGTTTTTTCGGAGGCCGAAAACGGTTTTTCGCCGGAAAGTTCCGAAAACGGGGATTTTGAGGGAGTCCAAAAAGCAAAAAAAGCAAATGGTTTTTTTGAAAAGCAAAATAACCCTGATAATGATAATGATCCTGAACCTGATATTGAACCTGATATTGATCCTGAACCTGATAATGAGCCTGAGCGTGAACCTGAGCCTGTGCCGCCGGAGAGCGGCGGTGGGGAGAACGGGGCTTCGGGTCTCGGAGAAGAGGAGACGAGGCGAAAAAGAATTTCGTTTCTGACCACCATGTGCAATCTTTACCGGGCAGGATGCCTGGAGGACAAAGACGACTACGACAGGTATCGGGCGGAGCTGGACACGCTGAAAGGAAGGTGAGCACTTTGGCAACCAACGGGATTGACCACAAGGCCAGATGTCCCTACTACCACCGGACGGACGGGAAAAACCGGGTGGCCTGCGACGGAGTCATCGAGGGGGGCTCCGTGATCCTGTACTTTGTTGCCAAGGAGGATCTGGACATTCAGCTGGAGACGTTCTGCTGCGGGCAATACCGGAAATGCGAGGTTTACAGGATGCTGACAAGCATTTACGACGAGGAGGACGAGATATGACAGACAGGGAAAAGATTCTGCTTTGCCAGGCGATGCTCCGGGATTTCTGGGAGTTTTCCGACAAAGAGAACCAGATTGCGTACGGCAAAGCACTTCAAACGCTGAACGGTATCGGCACGGTGCTGGACTTTGACGAGAAGACGAGGGGAGGTCAGGGGAATGGATGAGCAGTGCTGCGGCAGCTGCGGCTGGTACGATACCTTCACCGGGGTGTGCTGCAACGGGGACAGTGAGAACCGGGCGGATTTCGTGGACGCGGACGACAGCTGCGACGGCTGGAAGGCCTGGGGAAGCGAGCCGTGAGCAAGGCCGGAAGGCACGGCATGTGCCGGACAACGCAAAAAAATAACCGCCGGGATACCCGGTGGGCAACGAAAGAAAGGAAAAATCATGGAAACCAAGGAAAACAGAGCAAGTATCCTGCAAATGGCAAGAGGCGCCATCCAGGAACGGGTGGACTACGAGATCAGCAAGATCGTGGAGAACATCCTGGACTACAACACGGAGCCCTGCCTGGAACGAAAGCTGACGCTGACCATCAAGCTGAAGCCTGACGAGAACCGGCAGTATATCAAAATCGCCGCCTCCGCTGTATCCAAGCTGGCTCCGGCCACACCGGTGGGAACCACCCTGGGCATTGCCGCCGACGGAAACGGCGAAATGGTGATCGTGGAATCCGTGCCCCAGGTGCCGGGGCAGATGAATCTGGAGGGCACCGAACAGGAAGAGCCGAAAATGCTGCGGATCGCGGCCATGAAATAACAGGAGGAAAACAAGATGCTGAAAGAAGCCATTCAGGAAATCGTCAGGCTGGCAGGGCCTAAGGTATTCGAGCTGGAAGGAGAGAGCTTCGCCTCCCAGAATCTGGTGCGGATCGAGCCGAAGAAGGACTTCCCAGAAAAGCTCACGCTGACGGGGCTTGACAGTGTGGGCTAGCTCATGATATACTAGGGACAAGCAAGAGGGGCACGGCTAGACCTCCCAACCTACATAGGCGAGGGGGTGACAGCATGACAACGTTGGAAGTCTTAGGACTACTTAACTTGTTAGCCGTGGTTGTCTTTGGTGTCATACAGGCAACAAAGAAATAACCGGCCCCTGATGTAAGCAGGAACCGGCATTTCTACAGATTCGAAATCTACGAGGGATAGCCGCGTACCTGTTCGCAGCAGGTCGCCCCTCTTGCCCATTATTCTACCACGATGGGGGAGCGAAGTCAATGGCAGAAAGCGAAGCAAGGAAAAAATGGTTTGCCGAAAATACCGTTTGCGTAAACCTGAGAATCAATCGCAACCAAGACCCGGAGCTGTACGCGCTTCTTACCAAGGCCGACAACAAATCGGCGGTCATCCGGGATCTGCTGCAGAAAGCAATGGAAAAGAAATAGAAGGCTATCCCCCGGATCGGAAGGTCTGGGGGAATTAAATTTTGGGGGTTGACATACTGCATCTAGTATGCTATATTTGGAACAAGCAAGGGCGGCGGCCAACTCCGAAAGGAGGGAATGCCCATGAGCGTACAGGAAACCATAGCGTTACTTATGCTTGTGCTTGCGGCTATCTCTCTGGGAATCCAGATAAAGAAATAACCGCCCCCCACCCCTAGCGAGAAGCGGCTATTCACCTAGCACTGTTGGCCGAACTTCTCCGCTGGAACCGGGGAAGCCGTCCTTGCCCAGCTATAATACCACGAACAGGGGGGCAATGTCAATGGAAAAAAGAAGGAAGACCACGACCAGCACGGAAGTGAAACGGCGGTACAACGAAAAAGTATACAGCAAAGTTCAGGCGGCACTTCCCAAGGAAGTTGTATCCGCATTCCGGGCAAAGTGCGCTGAAAGAAATATATCCCAAGCCAGCGTAATCCTGAAGGGAATCGAGGATTTTTTAAGGGAAGATTGACTTCGTTTTTTAGCGGCAGTGACCGCTGGCCGCAATCCTGCGGCCTAATAAAATGATTTTAAGCGTATTAGGGTCTATCTGAAAACTCGCATAAGAACGCCCCCTGGTGCAGTTATCATCCTGCGTCAGGGGGCTTTTTCTATACAGCCGTAAAATGAGATTTACTTACTTTGCAGAAGCTGCTGTTTGATTTCGAGGGCGTTAATCGGGCTTTTGACCCTTCCAGCTGCTAACATGGACAAAAACTTTTTAGCTTTTTGTGTGAGGCGTTTCTGAATCGCCTGGTTACGGATAACCAAAGGAGAGCCGCCAACTTTGTATGGTCGGAGTATGTAATACTCGGTGACAGGGAACATTTCTGAGATGATGAAAGCCCGCTCATGGCCGGATACTTCTGCAATGTCGAACAGGAAGCATTTTCCGATTCCTATCTTTTGTTCGATCTCCTGAATTTTGCCGCGGAATTTTTCAACTCTAGAACTCATGGGGATCATCCAATACAGACCACTACTGTCTTTCACTGCATAGAAGTGTGGCCTGCTTTCGTGCTTGTTATCCATGCACTTGTCATTGGGAAAATCCCGAAAGAACTCGTCTTTAACGATATAAATGCCAGCCGTTTCTATCTTTAGCATACGTTCTCCCAAGAAGAAAGCCGAACCCAAAAACTCAGGTTCGGCTTTTCAAGCCGGAGTTTTATATCCCGCTCCCGGCAGGCGGAATCACATCAACAAGCCGGAGTTTTATATCCCGCTCCCGGCAGGCGGAAAAGACAATGGGCAGACGATGGCGTTTATCTCTTGTCTTGCAGATTTCTCTGCACCGCTATTATATGCGATTTTGGCGGCCACGTCAACAGAAAATGAAAAAAATCAAAAAAAGTTCACGAAACAGACAGGCAAAACGGACTTTATCCTTGTCCACAGAGCTGCCCATGAGCTGATCCTGCCGGAGAGCCGCCTATCCAAGAAGCATTTTGAGCTGCTTACTGCATGAAAGCATCTCCTTAAAATGAAAGCCGGGGGTGGGGGTTAGAAATGGGCGGCGGCAGGTGATAGGATGGAGAAAGAGAAAGGAGGGCGGCCGGAATTGTGGTGGATTGGAAGAAACTGCGCAGAGAATACATTCAGGGCGGCACAACCTACCGGGGACTGGCTGCCAAATATGACGTTCCGCTGAAGAATATCGCAAGGCGGGCAAAGAGCGAGGACTGGGTGGGGCTGCGCCAACAGGCGGACAACAGGGCGGCTACGGCCCAGGTGGAAACCGTTGTCAGGGCGAACAGTCGGGCAGACACGAAAATGCAGGAGGCGGCGGAGGCTCTGATCGGCAAGGCCATGGAGGGAATCCGGGAGGCAGACCCCAAAGACGCCAAGACATTGAAGGCCTACTCCGGGGTGCTGCGGGATCTGAAGGATGTGCTGAACCTGAAGACAGAGCTGGACAAGAAGGAGCAGGAGGCAAGGATCGCCAACCTGCGCAGACAGGCTCAGGAAGAAGAAAAGGCAGAGGGGGCAAAGCTCGTCATTGAGGGGCTGCCGGAGGAATTCGTGGTATGAGCGTGACAATCGATCTGAGTATGCTCAGCAGGCCGCAATATGAATTCCTGTGTGACCGGCACCGGCACTGCGGCTACGGAGGCAGCCGGGGCGGCGGCAAGTCCTGGGCGGTGAGAACCAAGGCGAAGATCCTGGCCTCGGCCTGCGACGGAATCAAGCTGCTGATCGTCCGGCGAACCTACACGGAGCTGCTGAACAACCACATTAACCCCCTGCTGGAGGAGCTGAACGGAATCGCCCGGTACAACGAATCGAAGAAGACATTCACCTTCCCCAACGGAAGCACCCTGAAATTCGGCTACTGCAACTGCGACCGAGACCTGATGCAGTACCAGGGCGCGGAATACGACGTGATGTTCCTGGACGAGGCCACGAACCTGCAGGAAATCTGGATCAAGAAGATCAACGCCTGTGTGCGCGGCGTCAACGGCTTTCCGAAGCGAACCTACTACACCATGAACCCCGGCGGGGTGAGCCACGGATACCTGAAGCGGCTGTTCCTCGACCGGCGGTTTGAGGCCGGGGAGAATCCGGAGGACTACCGCTTTATCCAGGCCAGAGTGACGGACAACAAGGCCCTGATGCTGCGTCAGCCGGATTACCTCAGGGATCTGGAGGCACTGCCGCCAAAGCTGCGCAAGGCCTGGCTGGAGGGCTGCTGGGATGTGTACGAGGGGCAATACTTCGAGGAATTCGCGGACAGGCCGGAGCACTATCTAGACAGGCAGTGGAGCCACGTCATTGAGCCATTCGAGATTCCGGATGGGTGGAAAATCTACCGCTCCTTCGACTGGGGCTACAACAAGCCCTTCTCCTGCGGCTGGTGGGCGGTGGACTACGACGGAGTGGTTTACCGGATTCTGGAGCTTTACGGCTGCAAGGAGACCCCCAACGAGGGCGTGAAGTGGACACCCCAGGATGTGTTCGCCCAGATTCACAAGATTGAGACGGAGCACCGGTGGCTGGTGGGAAAGCGGATTCAGGGTATCGCCGACCCGGCTATCTGGGATGCGGAGACCGGCGAGAGCATTGCGGACACGGCGGCAAAGTATCGGGTGTACTTCTCACCGGGAGACCACAAGCGGCTGCCCGGCTGGATGCAGGTGCACTACCGGATGGCCTTTGACGAGAACGGGTACCCGATGATGTACGTCTTCCGCAACTGCAAGGCCTTTATCCGGACGATTCCTCTGCTGCAATACGACGAGACCAAGACGGAAGACCTGGACACCAATGGGGAAGATCATGTGGCTGACGAGGTGCGCTACTTCCTGATGAGCCGCCCCATCAAGCCGAGAAGGAAGAAAGCACCGGATGCTTACCAGGAGCACCCCGCAAAGCTATTTCTGGACGTGGACAAAAAGGACATTATCAGCAGACCGCGGGAGCGGATTGAGATCATTGAGGAGTAACGGCAATGGACATGAACACGATGCAGCAGACAAGGCCGGCAGGACTGGAGACGGGACAGGCGGCGCAGACGGTGCAGAGTACCGGAACCCAGGGCAGTCTGCTGCCCGGCAACCTGGGCTTCACCGTCCAGGGCGGCGGTGTCATCGGCACCGAGCAGGTGGAGCAGGCCAGGCAGACCCTGAACAAGTACAAAGAGGGCAAGAAGAACCTGGAGCAGAAGGTCATCGATGCCGAGCAGTGGTACAAGCTGCGCAACTGGGAATGTATGCGCAAGGACAGCAAGATCGAAAACCAGGTGGAGCCGGTGTCCGGGTGGCTGTTCAACGCCATCACCAACAAGCACGGCACGGCCATGGACAACTACCCGGCACCGAATATCCTGCCCCGGGAGGAAGGGGACAGGCAGGAGGCGAAGATCCTTTCCTCCATCGTGCCGGTGCTGCTGGAAAAGTGCGACTTTGAGCAGGTATACAACGACGAGGTATACGACAAGCTCATCGGCGGCACGGGAATCTTCGGCGTGTACTGGGACGGCAGCAAGCTGGGCGGACTGGGTGACGTGTCCATCGAGCGGGTGGATGTGCTGAACCTGTTCTGGCAGCCGGGAATCAGCGACATCCAGCAGAGCCGGAATGTATTTCATGTGACGCTGCGGGACAACGACAGCCTGACAGACGAATTCCCGGAGCTGGAGGGGAAGCTGGGAAAGAGCACCATCGACCTGGGCAAATACCAGTATGACGACCAGGTGGACACCACGGACAGCTCGGCGGTGGTGGACTGGTACTACCGGAAGCGGAACACGGAAGGCAAGGTGGTGCTGCACTACTGCAAGTTCGTCAACGACACGGTGATCTTCGCCACGGAGAACGACCCCAACTACGCCGAGCGGGGCTGGTATGACCACGGGATGTATCCCTTCGTCTTTGACACCCTGTTTCCCATGAAGGGAACCCCCTGCGGCTTTGGCTTCGTGGATGTGGCAAAGAGCCCTCAGGAGTACATCGACCGGGGAAACCAGGCCATTATGGAGAACATGTTGGCCAACTCCCGACCCCGGTTCTTCATCCGCAACGACGGCGGGGTGAACGAGGAAGAATACGCCGACACCAACAAGCCCTTCGTGCACACGGAGGGAGGACTGGGGGACGACAGCATCACGCCGATTCAGGGCAAGCACCTGTCCGGCATCTACGTCAACGTCATCCAGAACAAGGTGGACGAGCTGAAGGAGACCACCGGCAACCGGGACATCAGCAACGGCGGCAGCCAGAGCGGCGTGACGGCTGCCTCGGCCATTGCGGCTATGCAGGAGGCAGGCAGCAAAATCGACCGGGACTCCAGCAAGAGCACCTACCGGGCTTTTCGGAAGGTGTGCGTCATCCTTATTGAGCTGATCCGCCAGTTCTACGACATGCCCAGGCAGTTCCGGATCGTGGGCGAGAGCGGCATGAACGAGTTCGTCAGCTACAGCAACGCCGGGATTCAGCCCCAGGATCAGGGAGAAGTGATGGGGGTGGACATGGGATACCGGGTGCCGGAATTCGACATCACAGTATCGGCGGAAAAGCGCAGTCCCTACTCCAAGCTGTCCCAGAACGAGCTGGCACTGCAGTTCTACGGGGCGGGATTCTTCCAGCCGGAGAACGCCCAGGCGGCACTGATGTGCCTGGAGATGATGGATTTCGACCGGAAGGAGATCGTCATGAACAAGATCGCTCAGAACGGGTCTGTGTATCAGCAGATGATGGGCATGATGGGCGGCCTTGCCCAGGCCGGGGCAGCTCCGGGTCTGGCGGCAATGCCCCAGGAGCAGGAGGCACAGACGGCCACGGCAGGGGAATCCGGCGTGACCCAGAGCGCACGGGAGCGGGTGGCAGACTCCACCGTGCCCACCTGATAAGGAGGAAATGAAATGCTGACCATTCGATTTTTCCAAAAGCCGGAGAAAGGAACCCTGCACATGACCGTCCGGGGGCATGCGGGAGCCGGGCGGAAGGGGGAAGACCTGGTATGCGCCGGTGCTTCCATGCTGGCCTACACCCTGGCCCAGGCGGTGAGCTTCTACTACCAGGACGGGCTGCTGCGCAGAAAGCCCAAGCTGAAGCTCCGGGAGGGAGACTGCGAAATCGTATGCTGCCCTAAGGAGGATGGGTATGCTGCGGTGCTGACATCCTACTGGACGCAGCAGTGCGGCGCCCGAACCCTGGCAAAGAACTATCCGAAGAATGTACGGCTGGAAATCCGGCCTGCAGATACAGAGTCGCTGGCTTAACCAGCAGAGAGGAGCAAAACAATGAAAGACCAGAGCATGATCCGGAACCTGAACTTGCAGCTATTCGCGGAGGGTGGAGCAGGTGACGGCTCCGGGACGGGCGTAACCGCTCCCGCCGCCGGGGAGACAAAGGGCGCAAAGAATCCCCTTGCCAACGTGGTATACGGAAAGCAGGAGGAGGCTCCCGCCGCCGGGGAGCCGGAGGCAAAGCCGGAAGAGGGCAATGCCGAACCTTCCGCGGAAAGTTTCGATTCCCTGATCAAGGGCAAGTACAAGGCCGATTTCGACAAGGCAGTCCAGGACATTGTCCAGAAGCGTCTGCGGGGCAGCAAGGACATGGAGGCAAGCCTCAATGACCGGCTCAATCAGATGCAGCCGGTGTTCGACGAGCTGGCCCACAAGTACGGCGTGGACGGCTCCAATCCGGAGGCGATTCTGAACGCCATGCGCACCGACGACGGCTTCCTGGAGAAGGAAGCCCAGGAGAAGGGGCTGAGTGTCCAGCAGCTCAGGGAAATCCGAAAGATGGAGCTGGAAAACGAGGGGCTTCGGCGGCAGATGCGGGAGCGGTCTGACCGGGAACAGGCCGAGCGAATCTACAGCAAGTGGATGCAGGACGCAGAAGGCCTGAAGGAGCAGTTCCCGGACTTTGACCTGGAAACGGAGCTGGCAAACCCCCAGTTCCAGGGACTGCTCCGGGCGAACATTGACGTGGCGACGGCTTACCAGGTGATTCACAAGGACGAGCTCATTCCCGCCGCCATGCAGTACACCGCCCAGCAGGTGCAGTCCAAGATGGCAAACAGCGTGGCTGCCAACAACGCCAGACCCCGGGAGAACGGAATCGGCGGAAGCAGCCCTGTGACCGTCAAGACCGACGTTTCCAAGCTCACCAAGGCAGACCGGGCAGAAATCGCCCGGCGGGTGGCAAGAGGCGAGCGGATCGTCTTCTGATACTATTTCCTGATTAAAATCTTTAATTGGAGTTCAGTATGAGCACCCGAAACATCCATCTACACTGAAAGGAGAAAATGACATGAGCATGATTCTTACTATGATCCTGGTACTTACGCTGGTGCTGGCGGCAATGGCCGTGACCACCAGACACGCTTCGGGCATGCAGCTGTTTGCAGAGGTGCAGACCACCACCAGCGAGGGCCTGAGCGTGGAAATGAAGACCTACTACGACATGACCCTCATCGACGAGGCGGAAGCGAACCTGGTTCACGAGCAGTTCGGCCAGAAGCGGCCTATCCCTGCCAACGGCGGCCTGAAAATTGAATTCCGGAAGTTCGCCAGCCTGCCCAAGGCTCTGACTCCCCTGACCGAGGGCGTGACCCCTCCCGGCAAGAGCCTGAGCGTGAGCAAGATCGAGGCCACCGTCAGCCAGTACGGCGACTTCGTGACCCAGTCCGATGTGCTGGAGATGACCGCCATCGACAACACCATCGTGGAGGCAACCAAGGTGCTGGGCAGACAGGCGGGCATGACCCTGGACACCATCGTGCGCAACGTGATGCAGTCCGGCAACAACGTGACCTACTGCCCCAAGGTGGCCGCGGACGGCACGGAGACTCCCGTGACCAGCCGGGCAACCCTGGACAACACCTGCCAGCTGACCGTGAAGGTATTGCAGCAGGTGGTTGCCAAGCTGCGGGCCCAGAATGCCCCCACCATCAACGGCAAGTATGTGGCTATCGTCCACCCCTATGTGGCCTACGACCTGATGCAGGACGAGGACTGGAAGTATCCCCACCAGTACGCTGCCCCCGAGAACATCTTCAACGGAGAAATCGGTGAGATCGCCGGCGTCCGGTTCCTGGAAAGCTCCGAGGCAAAAATCTACACCGGCGGTGTGTTCGGCACCCTGATCTTCGGCGACGGGGCCTACGGCGTGACCGAGGTCACCGGCGGCGGCCTTCAGACCATCATCAAGCAGAAGGGAAGCGCAGGCACTGCCGACCCTCTGGATCAGCGTTCCAGCGTGGGCTGGAAGGCCATGCGCACGGCGGAGATTCTGATCCCCCAGTATCTTGTCCGGGTGGAGAGCAAGAGCGCAGCCTTCAGCGCAACCGCAACCGAGAACTAAAGCCAAGGGAGGGCGCAAGGCCCTCCCACATGAGAAAGGAGCGAGCCAATGGCAGCCGAAAAAAAGGTGAAAATCCGCATTCCCAAGACCAAGGAGAACCACGACGATGTGTTCGTCAGCGTGAATATGAACACCTACCTGATCCAGCGGGGCATTGAGGTGGAGGTTCCGGAGAGCGTGGCAGAGGTTCTGCGACACCAGGAGGAAATGCTGGAGACCATTATGGAATTCGAGGAAGCCAACGCCGTGAAGCCCTAGGTTACCCTAGGTTAAGACTGACTCCATGCCCCCAAGGCCGGGGGCATGGCTCAGCCCAGGAGGAAAACCATGAAAGTATATGAAGCCATTGAACGAATTGACGCCATGGTGCGCAACACCTATACCCGGGAGGAAAAGCTGTTCTGGCTGAGCAACCTGGACGCGCAGATTGCCACGTTTATCCTGCGCACAGAAGTGCCGGAGCCATACACCCCGGAGAAAAGCATGGATGCGGTGCTTCTGGCAAAGGCTCCCTTTGACATGATGTATCTGCACTGGCTGGAGGCACAGATCGCCTACGCCAACGGGGAGATCGAGCGCTACAACAACGCCCTGACCACCTTCCAGCAGGAATACGCGGACTTCACCATGAAGCAGGCCAGGGAAACCGCACCGACAAAAGTGACGACAATGAAATACTTCTGAGGTGACAAATGAGATACGCGACACTGAAAGCCCCGAAAAGCGCACGGCAGATTGTGGATGTTTTTCGGGGCTACAATCATAATTTCCGGATTTCCGACGGGGAATTCTACGATATGGAAAACCTGTGTTCGGATGAATACCCACTGCTGACCCCCAGAAAGCCCAGGGGTATCTACACCAAGACCACCGCCCCCATGGGCATGGTGTCCAAGAATGAGCTGTGCTATGTGGACGGGACGGAATTCGTCATCGGGAAGAACCGGTACGACATGGGGCTTTCCGGCAGCACTGCCCAGAAGGAAATGATCTCCATGGGAGCCTATGTCATCATCCTGCCGGACAAGAAGTACATCAACACCTCCGACCCGGCAGATCGGGGGAGCATTGACAACGACACCTACAGCCAGGAGAGTGTGCACTTTCAGATGTGCGACGCCACCGGCCAGGGCTATGAAGGCACAATTGTCTCCAAGACGGCGCCGGAGAATCCGGAGGATCTGCAATACTGGATGGATACATCGGAAAGCACACATGTGCTCAAACGCTGGAGCAAGACCACCTCCCAGTGGGTGAGCATTACGACTACCTATGTAAAGGTACACTCTCCCGGAATCGGGAAGGGCTTCCGGAAATACGACGGGGTGAGGGTATCGGGCATTACGGTGAGTCAGCTGGCGGGGCTGAACGGAAGCCAGATCATCCAGGACTGCGCCCAGGATTACATCGTGCTGGTGGGGGTGCTGGATCAGGTGTGCGAGCAGCCGGACATGGTGCGCATCCGGCGCAGAATGCCCGTCATGGATTTCCTGTGCGAAAGCGACAACCGGCTCTGGGGCTGCCGGTACGGCCTGAACAACGACGGCCAGATGGTCAACGAAATCTACGCCTGCAAGCTGGGAGACTTCCGGAACTGGGAGTGCTACCAGGGCATCAGCACGGACAGCTACGCCGCCTCCTGCGGCACGGACGGCCCCTTCACCGGGGCAATTACCCACCTGGGATATCCGCTGTTCTTTAAGGAGAACTGCATCCACAAGGTCTACGGGGCAGAACCCAGCAGCTTCCAGATCCAGAGCACGGCCTGCCGGGGGGTGCAGAAGGGCTGTGAACACAGTTTGGCAATCGTCCGGGAGCTGCTGATGTACAAGGCAAGAAGCGGAATCTGCGTCTATGACGGCTCCCTGCCCACGGACGCGGGATACTGTCTGGGAAAGGAGACCTACACCCAGGCCAGCGCCGGAGCCAACGGAAGCAAATACTACATCAGCATGTGCAACACCGCCGGGCAGTGGAGCCTATTTGTATACGACACGTCGGTGAAGCTATGGCATCGGGAGGACGACCTGCAGGCCATCTGCTTCTGCTCTCACCTGGGGAACATGTACTGCGTAGACGCAAAGACCAAGGAAATTCTGTGCCTGACCGGGGGAAGCACCTATGAGAAGCAGGTGAAGTGGATGGCCGAGAGCGGAGAGATGGGAATCACCACCCCGGATACCAAGTACACCAGCCGGATGAGCATCCGCTTGCAGGTGCCGCCGGGATCGGAGCTTCGGGTGCTGGTACGCTACGACGTAAGCCAGGAGTGGGAAGAGGTGTGTGCCATCCGGGGTACAGACCTGAGAAGCTTTTCCGTGCCTATCCGTCCGGTGCGGTGCGACCACATGAAGCTGCGCTTCGAGGGCATGGGCGAGGCGAAAATCTATTCCATTGCCAAGACCGTGGACAGCGGCAGCGACTACCTGTAAGGAGGAAAGCGATGATCCGATATCCCTACATCACCGGAAGAACCCCGGAGGAACAGCTGGAGCAGCTGAAACGGGAGCTATTCAAGCTGGTGGACGAAATCAACGCGGAGCTGGAGCAGCTGCGCAGAAAGGAGAACAACAATGGCGGCAACGGTTAAAAAGGAAGAGGAGAAGACCCGGGAGGAGCAGACCCAGGAGGAAAAGCTCAGCGGCATTGCCAGCATCATGGGGAAAAATCAGTACATCCCCGGCGACACGGTGCAGCAGGCTCAGCAGCGACTGAATGCCAAGCGGGAGGACAAGCCCGGACAGTACTCCAGCCGGTGGCAGGAGCAGATGGACGGCATTTTGCAGAACATCCTGAACCGGAAGGAATTCCAGTATGATGTGAACGCAGACCCCCTGTTCCAGCAGTACCGGGATCAGTACACCCGGGCAGGGCAGACAGCCATGCAGGACACCATGGGCAAGGCCGCCCAGCTGACGGGAGGCTACGGGAACAGCTACGCCCAGCAGGCGGGGCAGCAGACCTACAACACCTACATGCAGGGGCTGACGGATAAGATTCCGGAACTGTACAGCCTGGCCTTGCAGGCCTACAACAACCAGGGCAACGACCTGAAGGATCGGTACAGTCTGCTAGGGACTGCCGATAACCAGGATTACGGCCGGTACCGGGACAGCGTGAGCGACTACAACACGGAGCTTGACCGGCTGACGAACGAATACAACACGGAAAGAAGCTACGACTACGGCCAGTACCGGGACAATATGACCGACGCTCAGCAGCGGTGGACGAATGCCTGGACACTGTACCAGAAGGGATACAAGACCCCGGAGATTCTGGAAATTCTGGGACTGCCGGAGGACGGCGGGAAAACCGGCGGCGGAGGCGGCGGACACAGCAGCGGAAGCGGCAGAAAGGGAACGGGATCTGTTGATCTTGCCACGGAGGCGGCGAAAATCGCAAGCACATACGGCGGCAGCGCGGCCTACAAGTACATCAACGATCAGCTGGGCGGCAAAACCACCAGCGCAGAGGCCAACAAGGCAAAGCAGGCGGCTATCAACGCAGCGGCAAAGGCAAATAAAAGGTATTGAGTATGGCAAACAAATATGAACGCGCGTCCCAATGGGTGAAGAAAAACGAAGATAAGCTGTCCGGAAACAAGGCAGACGGTACCGCCGGGAAGAAGACCGGGAGCGGAAAGTCCGGAGGGTACCAGAGCGCAAAGGAATGGGTCAGCCAGAGAGGCCCGGACGTATCCGGAAGAGAAGCGGCGGCGAACAATGTCCGCAACTGGCTGAGCCGGGTAAACTCCGCCTACTCCGGAATGCAGCAGTACGAGAAGGATAACGGCAACCGCTGGGATAAGAACTACGGCGGACAGTGGTATGAGCAGCTGCTGGAAGCGAAGCGGGACTACGAAAGCATCGGCCCGAAGGCAAAAACGCTGGGGCTGGACTACTCGGACGTATACGCCGATCTGAAGAAGATGACCAGGGGCATTCAGCAGAGCCGGGAGTACATGAGCCAGTTCGACTCGGAGGAAGCTTACCAGACGGCAATCCGACCCAGCCTGTGGTATCAGAAGTATCAGGGCATGGACGAGAAGGGGCTGGAGACAGCGGCCTCCCAGACCCAGGACAAGGAAGAGAAGGCCTTCATCCAGAGCATGGCGGCCAATGCCCGGATGGAAAGACTCCGGAACCTGGACGAGACCATGACCCAGACGGAAATCGGACGGCTGAAGCGGCAGCGGGATGAAAGAATGGACGCGGCCGCCGAGGACTGGACAGACGCCGCCTCCAGAGAGAAAGCCCGGCAGACCGCCAAGGAAGAGAAGCAGTACAACGCCCGAATTGCTCAGCTGGAAACGGAGATCACCCAGGCCCGGCGGGCTAAGCAGGCGCAGGCTCTGGGCGGGGTAGGCGACAGAACCTCGGAACACTACGACCCGGCTTTCCGGGAAGGAAGCCAGTACCGGGGCGATGACATTGTAAGCCGGATCATCAACGAGACAGAGCAGGAGCGTGCCTGGCGGAAGCAGCAGGACGATACCTGGGGGGAATCCGTCTACAGCCAGAGAGGCTACGACCGGCTGAGCCAGCAGGAAAAGGACACCTACAACTACTGGGCAGGCTACGACAGCCGGAACGGCACGCAGAAGGCTCAGGAATATCTGGACTCCATGCAGGAGACCCTGAACGCCAGAATCGCGGAAGACCGGTACGGGGACATCGCAGATGAGAACCGGCTGATGAAGCTGGCATTCTACACGGCTACCGGCCTGGAAGGCGCCATGCAGGGAATCGGAAAGTCCCTGGATTTTCTGACCGGGAAGGAGGAATACACCCCAGCCAGCGCATCCGCCATTGCGGCCAGTATGCTCCTGCAGGACGACCGGGAAAACGGCACGAAGGTATGGAAGGTGCTCCAGGACGAGGAAGGAGGGCGCACCTGGGAGGAATTTCTCGGACAGAGCGCCATGAGCATCGGCAACATGGTGCCGTCTATGGCGACCGCCTTTGCCCTGAATGCACTGCTGCCCGGCCTGGGCCTGGTGGGAAAGCTGGGCTCCGGCCTGTCCAAGGCGGGAAGCCTGGGGGTCATGGGGGCGGGAATCGCCGGAAACACCTACGCCGAGGCCATTAACCAGGGCTACTCCCCCAAAAACGCCAAGGCCTACGCCATGGCAAACGCCGCCTCGGAAATCGGCACGGAGCTGCTCTTCGGCGGCATCGAGGGCATGACCGGTATCGGCACGGAGGCAGTGACCGACGCCCTGCTGAAGAAGACGGACAACGCCATCTTGCGCTACCTGACCCGGGTGGGCACGGACGGCCTGGGCGAGGCCATGGAGGAAGGGGTACAGGCCATCATTGAGCCCTGGATGAACAGTGTGACCCTGCACACCGACGAGGCACTGCGGGGGGAGGATGTGGCTTACAACATGCTGGCGGGCTTCTCCACCGGCGCCATTATGTCCGCTCCCATGATCGGGGCAGAGGAATACGGAACCTATCGGGCAGGGAAGAACGCCCTGGCCAATGGGCTGAACGTGGATGCCCTGCAAAAGGTGACGGGGAGCTTCGACGCGGACACGGAGGCGGCAAGGCTCTCCAAGAAAATCGGCAGTTCCACGGGAGCCTACACCATCGGGCGGGCTTTGCGGGAAGTGGACGCAGGGCTGAGCGAGCAGAATATCCGGGACATCAGCGGCTACCTGCAAAGCAAGAACCTGCCGGAAAACGTGGCAGAGCACAACGCACGGCTTCTGAACTATGTGGCCATGGGCGGAGAACTGAGCCAGCGGGATGTGAAGGTACTGGAGGCGGACAAGCTGCTGGCGGACGCCTTCCGGGAAGTGGTGCTGAAGCAGGACAGCACCGTCAACCAGAGAATCCAGGGGGCCCGGAATCTATTCGGAAAAGCGGAGAACACCAGCGCACAGAGCAGAGCCAAGGCGGGCAACGCACAGACGAGAGCAAGCCAGAAGGGTGACAGCGTGCTGACGGATCCCAACCGGGCGGTACTGGCGGTAGACAGCCGGGAAGGGGACACCATGCAGCTGCGGCTGAAGGACGGCCGGGTGGTGGATTCCTCGGAGGCGGGGGCCTACCACGACGAAAACGAGGCGGTGCTCTTTGACACTGCCAGACGCTACAGCGCGGATACCGCCGGGGCAAACCGGATCGTGAACGGCTTTGCGGGAAGCGGCCTGAGCCTGGAGGAATACAGCAAGGGCATTGCGGACAGCTACCGCTACGGCCAGTACGGCATGAACTACAGTCAGGTCAAGGAAGGCTCCCTGTCCTCTCAGGTGGATGGGGACGCAGCCTATGACGCGTACCTGGCAGGAATGCGGTGGGCGGCTACCCAGTATGCCAAGGCGCAGAAGGCAGCCATGGAGACCCGGCAGCCGAACCAGGCGGCACAGCTGCATTTCCAGCGGAAGGGACGAACCTTTGACGGCAAGCGGGAAAGCGCCCTGGCCATGATGGACACCCTGAGTAAGGCACTGGGAGAGGATTTCTGGGTATTCGAGAGCTACGAGAAGAACGGAAAGCGGGTGTATGCCGACGAGACCGGCGCAGAGCACGCCGCCCCCAACGGCTTCTATGACAAAAACGGAGTGCACATCGACCTGAATGCCGGCAACGACGGACGGGGCGTAATGCTCTACACCCTGGGCCACGAGCTGACCCACTACATCCGGCAGAACAGCCCGGAGAAGTTCAAGGCCTTCGCGGATCTGATTATGGAGTCCTTCGGAAACCGGGGGGTGTCGGCAGACGCTCTGATCCAGGAGCAGATCGCCAAGGCCGCACGGAACGGCCGGAACATCAGCTACGAGACGGCCTACGAGGAAATGATCGCGGACTCCATGGAGACGATTCTGGCTGACGGCAAGGCTCTGGAGAGGCTGGGGCAGATCCAGCAGAAGGAGCCGAGTCTGGGGCAGGCCATCCGGCAGTGGGCCAAGGACACGGCGGAGAAGATCCGGGCGGTGGTGAATGCCTACAAGGGGGAAAAGGCCGATTCTCTGGAAGGGCGGATCACGGCTCAGCTGGAGCAGGTGCTGCCTGAGCTGGAGGAGCTGTATGCCGAAGGTCTGGCAGACGCTTCCGGAACCGGCAGGGCAGAAATCCGGGAGGGCGCAAAAAAAGCCGCCCCGGAGGGCGGCGTGAAGTATCAGGCAAGGAGCAACGGCTTGCTGGATGAGGCGGAAATCGAGGCAATTCAAAAGATTGGCAGGAGAAGTCTGAACAGCTTCACCTCCGCGGATATCCGGGCGACGGAAGCACTGGCAAGAAGGTACTATCAGGAGATGGGAGAGAAGTCCCCGTTTTTCCGGGCGTGGTTTGGCGACTGGAGAGCGAATGACAATGATACCGCTGTCCAGATTGCTACCCAGCAGGCAGACGCAAGAGGCAGCGTGCTGAATGCGGACACCGGATGGAATGTTCAGATTTCCGGTAAGGTATTCAATGAGACCAGAAACCATACCGCATCGTACAACGTTGCGGCCCAGCAGTACCTCCCGTATATTAACGACATTGTCAGCAAGGCCGTTCTGCTGGACAGCTTCGGCGTTGACAGCAAAAAGGCCAAGTCCAGCAACTCGCTGCTCATGCACAGCCTGTATGCCGTGGCAGATATCGGAAATGGGCCGGAAGTGCTGAAGCTCTTCGTGGAGGAGATGAACAACCCAAACTCGTCAGACACGAACAAACGGGCTTATCAGCTCCAGAATATAGAAAAATACCGAGCCACAGAAAAGAGTTCACAGAAAACTGCTAGCTCTATAAGCTCTGTGGCCGGTACTGTCCATACAGTAGCAGATTTGTTCGCATATGTCAAGAGTCAGGATTCTCGTTTTGCACCGAATCCACCCAGCAAGGTGGTCAATGCCGACGGGACACCGAAGGTGGTGTATCACGGGACGAATGCGGAGTTTACAGTGTTTCACTCCTCCAACGGCACATACTGGTTCTCAGAATCCATGGACTACGCAGAGGCTATGGCAGAAGAACGTGGCGGCAATGAGATGATGGAGGCCTTCCTTGACATTAAAGAGCCGTATTATGCAAAGCTTTCTCCCGGAAAATTCTCGGATCCCAATAGTGAAGCACAAATTATCCGGGAAGCAAGAGCCGGTGGATATGATGGTGTAGTTATTGAAGCGGATACGACAAACGAACTTTTGAAAGATACGTTCTATGTTGTTTTCTCCCCAAACCAAATCAAATCCGCTACGCAGAACATCGGAACCTTCGACAAAGGCAACCCGGATATCCGCTTTTCTCTGCGAGGGGTGAACCAGGAAGGTATTGAGGTGTATGAAACCAGCGCAGAGCCCTACGCCTATGACAGCCTGGTGAGCAAGCCGGACATGGCGGTGACGAGGCTTTCCGGGGACGTTCCCGGCAATCGGGCGGACGTGATCTATCAGGCAAAGCAAAACGCTGCCAAGATCGGAAGGTTCAACCCCAAGGATGGCAGCGTCAGTGTTCATGTTAAGGATATCGACACGGATGTGATTCTCGGAACAGCAGGCCTGAAGCACAGCCTTGACAGAAGGTTTGACGTGAATGCTCCGGTGACAGTGATGGCAGGGAGCATTCTGGAAAACTCCGTCCGGGTCAATGAGATGACCGCACAGCACCCAAACGCAAATCAAAGCTACGTCCTGATCGGTGCGGCTCAGGGAAGCAACGGACAGCTCTATGTTGTCCGGTCTGTGGTGAATCAGTTCAGCAATGAAGTTACCTCCATGGATGTACTGTATGCCTACAATGCCAAAACAGAGCCGACGCTGGGCATAAAAGAAGGAACCGGGCGGGAGACTATCCCCAATGGCCCACGGCGCAACGCCGCTACCATTACCGGTTCCACAATCAGTATATCGGAGCTTCTGGACTATGTCAATGACTATTTTCCGGATATATTGCCGGAGGAGGTGCTGAAGCACTATGGGCATGAGAGCAGACCGGAAGGAAAGCTGGGAGAAAGCGTTCTCTACTCCGACCGGGATCCGGAGGCAGTAAAGCGGAATCAGATTCTCGAAAGGCAGAACGAAGACCTGAAGGACACGGTGCAATACCTGAAGGAGCTGGTAAGGCTCCAGGGGAAGGTGACGGACGGCACGGTATACAGCCGGAACAGCGTGGAATGGGCCGGGAAGCAGATGATGAAGGAGGCGAAGGCCAAGGGGGACATCCGGGAGCTGACGGAGATCCTGGAAAAGACCTACCGGGCTATGGGCGAGGGCAGCGAGGATATGACCCGGCTCATCGACCAGGCCGCCGGATGGCTGGCAGATCACCGGAAGACAGAAAAACCGAGGCTTGACAGCTACGCCGAGGGGATTCTCAAGGAGATGAAGGGCAGAAGCATTGCCCTGAACGCAAGCCAGAAGGCAGAGGCGGAGGCACTGCTGGGAAGCTACGCAGACTACCGGAAGCGGTTTTTCGGAAGTGTGAACCTCTCGGACAAGGCAAACACCAGTCTTGACCAGTTCTGGACGGAGATGAGCGAAATATATCCGGACATCTTCCGCAAGGACGTGAGCAGCGCGGATATGCCCAGAGAGCTATACCAGGCGGTGGACACCCTGCGGAACCTGTATGAGGAAAACGGAGAAAATCCGGAGGAGGCAGAAGCGGCATTCCTCAACGAGCAGCGCATGAAGGTATGGGAAAGCTTTTCCACGCTTGAGCCCATCCGAACCGTGGCGGATAAGAACCAGGCAAAGGTGGAGGCCATCAAGGAGCGGTACAACGCTAAGCTCCGGGACATCCAAAGCCGATACGAGAGCCAGAGGCAAGAGCTGAAGGCTCAGCGTCAGGCAGACCTCCAGGCGGTGCGGGAGCGGCTCCAGGCCAAGGCGGAAAGCACACAAGCGGCTGCCCGGGAGCGATACCGGCAGCAGCGGGAAGATCTGAAAGCAGCACGGCAGGATATCCAGACCATGGAGCAGGAATTCCTGCGGATTGCCCGGGAGTACGACAAGGCAGACCGCACCGGCAACGCTGCCCAGGAAGCGGCGGCAGAATTCCAGAATGCCCTGAAGGCGGAAATCAGGAAGCACAAGCAGGACAACGCCACCTGGCAGGCGGAATTCAAGCGGCTGAGCCGGGAATACGAGGCCATGGGAAGAAACGCCCAGAGACTCCAGACTCAGCTGGAGAGAAACCGGGCGGCTGCCCAGGCACGAACGGAAAGCCGGAAGCAGACCGCCGTGCGCAATCAGATTCAGGACATCCACGGAAAGCTCCGGAAAATGCTGCTGCACCCCCAGAAGAGCGTGACAGGCCACGCACCCACGGCACTGACCAAAGCGGTGGCTGAGGTATGCGACCTGTTCACCGCCAACCTGGAGCAGGCCGGGCTGCGACGAATGGGCGAATACGACAGCCGGATAGAAGCTCTGGACGGGAAGCTGACGGAAAAGCCGGAACTGAAATACGCTCAGAACGGAGTGGAGGCGGCGAACCGGCAGAAGGAGCGGATCGCAAAGACCGCCGAGAAGCTGAACGCTCTGCGGGAAACCTACGCCAGGATTCAGGAGGACAGCCGACTGGGCATTTACTACGATGCTCATACGGCCAGCCTTCTGGAAGCGGTGACTCGGGAGCTATCCGGCAAGGACATCTATGAAATGGACAGCCGGGAGCTGACCCAGGTGAAAAACGCCATGGCAAGCTTCTACCACGCCATTGTGAACGCCAATAAGATCCAGCTGGGAGCGCGGGAGGCGGGTCTCATCGAGACGGCAGCCAAGTGGGGCCAGGAAATCAGCGACGTGAATTCCGGCTTTCTGAGCAAGTATCTGGGACGGTACTTTCACTACCAGATGAGCCCGGACACCTTCTTCGCGGCCACCAGCGGCTTCGCCAAGGACAACACCGGCTCGGAGGTTCAGAAGATGTTCCGGCGGGGCACGGAACGCTCCCTGGAGGTGCAGCGGGAATACTACAATCTGTTTTCCGACATCACCGAGAACAAGCAGTACCGCAAGGAGCTGAGGGCACTTCTGGACAACCCCACCGGAGGTATGGTGGACGTGGGGCTGCACAACGAGAAGGGCGAAAGTATGAAGATCACCCGGGGCATGGCCATGCAGCTATACATGCTGCTGGGGCAGAAGGACAGCTTTGAGGCACTGGTGTACAGCGGCCTGAAGGCACCCAATATGCGGATGTACTACCGGGACAGAAGCCGCGCCTACGGCGGGCAGGACATCCGGCAGATGTACACCACAAAACTGGGGGACGAGGCTTTCCGGCTGAGCCGGGAGCTGGAGGCCGGGGAAAAAGCACTGCGGAAAAAGGACTACGGCGGCATGACCGAAAGCCAGCTGCGCAGTCACCTGGAGGAAATCCGAACCCAGAGAGACGAGCTGGTGATGGGCGAGGAGGCACGGCTTTCTCAGATCCGGGAGAACATCGAGAACCTTCTGACCCCCATGGAGAAGGAGGCCATTACCCTGGGGCGGCAGTGGTATCGCCGTTCCGGCCAGCTGATGGCCGACGCTCACGAGCAGACCCACGGATACCGGCCGGGGCTGGTGGAGGACTATGTGCCCATTCACCGGGACGGAACCACCGTGTGGACGGATATCCGGGAAAGCGACGGGGCGTTCAACCTGGAAAACTCCGGCTTCCTACAGGAGAGAACGGAGAACCGGAACGCGGTGCTGCTGACGGACTTCTTCACGGAGCTGGGCTCCCAGCGGGATGCCATCGCCCGGTACTACGGCTATGTACAAGCCCAGAAGGATTTCAACCGGCTCTGGAAAACCAGGCTTCCCGGAGTGGGAAGATCCATCAACAGCATGATCGCTGCCAAGTTCGGCACAGGAAACACGGGACTGGGAATCAGCGGCGTGGACTATGTGGAGAACTATATCAAGGACATCGGCGCAGGCCGGGACAAAAGCGGTGGATTGTTCAGCCTGTTCTACGGGGCTTCCGCCAGCGCGACGCTGTCGCTGAATCCCAGAGTGGCGGTGAGCCAGCTGGCCTCCATCCCCACGGCGGCGGCCGTGGTGGGCTGGAAGAACATGGGCGTGGGCTTCTGGAAGGGGCTGGGCACGGCACTGAGCACGGAAAAAATGAATGACCTGGCTCAGAAGAACGTGTACTTCTTCCAGCGATACCGGGGAAACGGGGGCATTACGGAAATCGCGGATATGCAGACCGGCAGCGGCATGTGGCAGAAAATCGCCAGGAGCAAGGGAGGAAAGGCCCTGCTCAACTGGTGCCAGAACATGGACGTATTCGCCACCTCCACCATGTATGCCATGGCAGAGGAGGCGGTGAAAAGCCGGGGGATGAAGAGCGGGGATGGGGGTTTTGAAAAGGCCGTCAATGAGATGTATACTGACATTATCCGAAAGACACAGCCCAACTACACCATCACCGAGCGAAGCGAAATGCTCCGGGATTCCCGGGCAGGGGCCAAGATCTTCAGCATGTACAAGACTCAGCCCAACCAGAACCTGAACATTCTGATGCAGGCGGCGGGGACGCTGTCGAAGGTGAGCCGGGACTTTAAGGCCGGGGTAGGCGGCGTGACGGCGGCGGACGTGCGCAGAGCGAAAACGGACTTCGTCAACGCCGGAACGGCGGTGGTGGTAGGCGGAAACCTGATGTTCGTGCTGGTGCGCACGGGAGTGAACCTGATTATGGGTCAGGTGGCCGGATATCGGGACGATGAGACCAACGAAGTGACCTCCGACGCGGTGCTGGAAGGCATGTTCAAGGAATTTCTGTCCTCCATGTCCGGCATGTTCCTGCTGGGCGGCCAGGCCTACGACATCCTCAACAGCACCGTCAGCGGCGAGAGCTACTACGGCCTATCGGACAACGCCATCAAAACCGTGGGGGATCTGACGGAGAAGAGCGTGAAGCTTTTCCAGAAGATCAAAGAGGGCGGTGCGGAATTCGGCGACTACGAGAAAACCGCCGGGGCACTGCTGACGGCTATGGGCGTGCCATACAGCAACGCCAAGCGATTCGTGGAGGCCTACCGGCACTGGGCGCAGAATCTGGAAAAGGGCTCTCTTTGGAACTACTCGGAGGAATACACCACCGGCGCCAACTACCGGAACCGATTCCTGGAGGCATACCGGACGGGGGATCAGGAAGGCAGCGGCAACAGTCTGGCCGCACTGGCGGCTCTGTCCGACGCACCCAACCAGCGCAGAATCGCTTCGGAGGTGAGAAGCGGCTTCCAGAGCAGCTTCCGGGAGAAGTTCCTGAAGGGGGAAATCACTGTCGACGAGGTGAAGGACATCTTCGCAAACTACCTGGACGCGGAGCCGGAGGACACGGAGCGGATGATTGCCGGGTGGAAGGGTCAGCTGGAAACCGGGTTCACCCTGGACGCATACCAGGATCGATATCTCAAGGGCGACATCGGCACCGAGGACTACATCCGGTATCTGACCGAATACCAGGGCAAGGAACGGCAGGAGGCCGAAAAGGCAGAGCTGCGGCTGCGCTGCGAGCGGGATACGGGCTACGCCTACGACGAGCTGAAGGAAACCTATCTGGACGGAGACATTACCGCCTCCCAGGCAGAGCGGTGGATGGAGGAATACGGACAGGAAGGGGAGGCTCAGAAGAAGCGGAAGGAATACGACTTCGAGAAGGAAACGGGCTATGCCTGGGCAGACCGGCGGGACGCTTTCCTCAGCGGCGGGGTCAGCGGCGAGCAGATGAAGAAGTGGCTGGCTGACATCGAAGGCAGACGGGACTACGACGCGGACAACTACCTCCGGGATCTGGAATTCGAGCGGGACAACGGCTTCGCCTACAACCAGAAGCTGGAGCAGTATGTGGCAGGGAAGATCAGCCGGGAGCAGCTGAAAAAGGTGCTCACGACCCGGGGGAATATGTACGACGCGGAGGCAGACCGGGAAATCGTGGCCTACGACTACATCAAGAACCACCCGGACACCAAGCTGGGTCTCAGCACCGCCTACAGCTACACCCGGAAAATCGACAAGTGGGACTACACCATCGAAACCAGCGGCATTACGGAAGAGCAGTTCCTATCCTTCCGGGATCAGAAGGCGGCCTGCAACGGCACGGACAACGACGGCGACGGACGCAGAGACAGCGGCTCCGTCCAGGCGCAGATCCTGCCCATTATTGACGCCATGCCCATCACCGAGGAACAGAAGGACACACTGTGGTATTTCTGCGGATGGAGCAGCAGAACCCTGAAGCGGAAGGCACCCTGGAAAAAATAAGGAAAGGCCCGGCGGGAAATCCGCCGGGCAAGGACAAAGGAGATGAGCGAGTATGATGCAGGGCGACAGCTATTGCCTGGGAATCGAGCTGCTGAATAACGCGGGGTCACACATTGCCCCGGAGAATGTGGCAGATGTGGAGATCACCCTGGGCAGGGTATCGAAAAGCCTGCAAAGAGGGCAGATCCGATTCGAGAACAACGCATGGCTCTACCCGCTGTCCCAGCAGGAAAGCATGGCAATGATGCCAGGCAGCGTGCCGGCACAGGTGCGGGTGGTATGGAAGAACGGCGCGGTGGAGGGGTGCGAGCTCTACGGAATCCGCGCCCGGGAAAGCTTATCGAAGGAGGTGCTGTAAATGATCGACCTGGGCCAGGGCGGCGGACTGACCGCCCAGCTGACAGGCCCCTTCTCCGGCAGCGGGGACAGCGGCAGAATGTGCACGGTTTTCCTTCCGGCAGATGGCTGGAAGGGAGCGGAATGGGAATTTCAGATGCAGATCACGGTGGAGAATATCAGCAAGCGAAGCCGGATTGACCTATACCCTTCCGGGGAGAACCTGACGGCACTGCGGAAAATGGGCTGCGGGCTGGTCATCAAAAATGAGGACGGAACCGTGACGGCCTACGCCATGGGCAACAGACCTATGCAGGACATTACCATTCAGGCGGCAATCGTGGAGGTGACGGAATGACACTATGGGGAAACGGAATCCCGCCTCAGGCAGACGGGTTCGTATATGCCCAGGAGGAGCCGAAGGTTCCCGGCCTGTGGTTCCGGGTGGGGGATCAGGTACCCTTCGACCCGGACGGGAAGAACGGAATGCTATGCTACCGGGATTTTGACGGGGTGCTGCACCCTATGTATCCCATGACCACCATGGCAATGGTGAACGGGCTGGAAAAGCGGTTTCAGGCCATGACGGAGGTAGACGCGGGCGTGCTGGAAGCTCTGGGGAATTTGGTGGGCACGCTTGCCGTGACGATTCCCAAGGACGGCTGGGAAAAGGAAGTGGCCACCGTGAAGGCGGCTGGAGTAACGGCGCAGAACACCGTGATCGTCAGCAGCAGTCCGGAAAGCTACGGCGCATATGCGGAATCCGGCGTGCGCTGCACAGGGCAGGGAGCCGGGGAACTGCGTTTCGGATGCAGCTTCCCACCGGATGCAGACCTGAAAGTGAATGTACTCATCCTGAATCCGACAAACAAGGATGTGAGCGAGCATTATTCCGGGTCATACAGTGTAACGCCCACAAGGGGAACGACTGTGCTGGAGACCCAGGACAAAATCTTGGACGACAACGTGACCGTTCAGCCAATCCCTTATTCCAGCGTGAGCAATTTGGCAGGGGGCGACACCGTGTCCATCGGCGAACCTTCAAAATAAACATAGGAGGAAATGAAACATGGCAAACAGTAAAATCATCTTTGGCGGCGAGGTACTGATTGACCTGACCGCCGACACCGTAACCGCCGACAAGCTGCTCAAGGGCACTACTGCCCACGGAGCGGACGGCGCAGCGGTAGTGGGCACTTGTACCTACGATGCCAACACCCAGGATGCAACGGCGGCTGCCGCCGAAATCCTGCTCGGCAAGACTGCCTACAACAAGGGCAAGAAAGTCACCGGTACCATGAAGAATAACGGTGCCGCAACGGGTACTATCTCCGACAAGGCCGGACAGTACACCATCCCCCAGGGCTATCACGATGGTTCCGGCAAGGTGTCCATTGCCAAGGCCGAGCAGGACAAGCTGATTCCCGGGAACATCCGGGAGGGCGTGACCGTGCTGGGCGTGGAGGGCACTATGAGCGGCACCGAGGGCGCAAAGCCTCAGGCCAAGGTCGTGACCCCCACCAAAGCACAGCAGGTGATTCTGCCTGACGAGAATTACAATTACCTGAGCCAGGTCACCGTGAACGCAATCCCTTATGTGGAAAGCGAAAATTCCGCCGGAGGGACTACCGTCACCATCGGCTAAGGAGGGAAACCGCCATGGGCGTTAACAAGGTCATCTATGGGGGCAAAACCATCGTAGACATGACGGATGCCACGGCCACACCGGAAACGGTACTGGAAGGATATACCGCCTATGGCGCAAATGGTACCCGGATTGTTGGCGCAGCTTCAGCCACAAAGCGGCGGGAGGTAAGCATCTCCCTGCCGCTTGCCGGGTGGGCAGACGGTGAGCAGACCGTGGCGGTGAGCGGCATGACGGCGGAGGCTACCGTGATCGTCGGCGGCGGGGCAGACTGCGAGCCGGAATACAGCGGCTATGGCGTTGCCTGCACCGCCCAGGGGGCGGGAAAGCTGACGTTCACTGCCCAATGGGAGCCGGACAGAGACCTGACGGCGGCTGCGGTGATACTGACATAGGAGGGTGAAGCATGATTTTTAATGTAACAGGCAGCGGAAGCGGAACCAGTGCCTCCCTGACGGTCACAGCACCGGCAGGAGCCACGGTGACGGTGAGCAAGGACGGCAAGACCAAGACCAAAGCGGCCGTCACGGGAACGGCGGTATTCAAGGGACTGAGCACGGGAATCTGGACAGTGACGGCTTCCAAGGACAGCGACAGTGCCACAAAGACGGTGGAGATCAAGGCGGACTACGAGACGCAGATCGGCTTTTTTACGGCGACAATCCATGTGGTATATCCGGCGGGTCTTGTATGTACGGCCACGAATGGCAGCACCACCCTGAATGCGCCGGACACCGGCGGTACATGGGACTGCGTTGTGACGGAGGCGGGGCAGTGGACGGTGAAGCTGAGCACCGGCTTTGCAGAGAAAGTGACGGTTGGAGCCAGCGGCGAGAGCCATACCGTGAACAAGTGGTATGTGTACAAGGACGGAGACCAGAGAGCGGAGCTGACGGGCGGGTGGACTGCGGTGAAAAAGCAGAAGCCAACGGCAGAGTTCAAGGAAGACCGATTCGCTGTATCTACAAGGACCATTGAGAATCAACCGGCCGGTATGGCGACAACCGCAAACGCCCTGAATCTGAATGGATTCAAGACCCTGTGCGCAGCGGCCAATATGCTTACTTCTCTGAACAGTACGGTAAGCATTCTGGAACTGGGCATATCGAAGGCCAAAAGAACCAATGCCAGCTTAAAGGGAGGAACTGTGTACAAGCAGGAGAAGGGGACAGGGGAGCACAGTCTGTCCGTTGATATCAGCGGCGTGGGCGAGGATTCGGCCGCGCAGTATCCGTACTTCAATATCTACTGCTGCAAGGGCGAGCTTTACAAGATGTGGCTGGAGGTGTGACCATGACAATCTACATTGACAGTGACTACAAGTGCCACACCGCACGGGGGGACGGTCTGACTGCCGTTGAGACGGAGGCCTTCGCAGGGAAATGCCCGGCCTACATTGAAGGATATCGGTTTATCCCGGAGGGGGAAGTCTGGGTCAGAGCGGACGGCGTGCGCTTTTCCGGCGAGATGGCGGCACCCTGGACGCCCTGGCGGGAGCTGGATAGTGCCCAGAGAGCCTACGAGCAGGAGCAGCTGGAAAGCCTGAGTGCACAGAACGCTGAGCTGCTGGACGCGATGGCGGCTATGGTGGAGGATGTTTATCAATCCGACACCGAAGTAATAGGGGGATAATTGCATGATTGCATTATCGATAAATTTCATTTTTTGGAGGAAAAAGAATATGTACAAGAGCATGAAAATCCTGATTACCCGGCATTTTTACAAGTCCGCTGAGGTGGCCCAGTCCAAGCTGGACGTGTTCTTCGCCGTCAATCGTCTGACGGATGAAGAATACACCGAGCTGACGGCCCTGGTGGAAACCGTGTATGCGGATGAGAACGGCGGCTAAGCTGCTGTGGCTGATGGTTCTGGCCCCGCCCCTGCTGGTGGGGCTGTCCATCGGATTCGTGGCTTTGGCAGTGGGGAAGGAGGACAAGTTATGACCACCAAACAGGTGCAGTGTTTGCTTGCCTATCTGGGCTACAACCCCGGCGGGATTGACGGGGTGGACGGTCAGAAAACCAGGCAGGCTATCCGGGATTTCCAGGGAGCAGAAGGTCTCAGCGTGGACGGCGTGGCCGGGGAACAGACGGCAATCCGGCTGAAGGACGCAGTATGGCAGGACAGGTTTGCAAAGGACAATATTGTCCCTAGCAGCGGTCAGCCTCCCGATTTGCCCGACTGGTGGGGAAAATACAAGTGGTTTGCTCCATCGGAATTCCGGTGTCCCTGCGGCAAGTGCGGCGGGGGCATTGCGAAAATGCACGAGGGAATCGTGGCCGAGGCCAACGACATGCGGGAGTATCTGGGGGTGCCCATCGTCATCGTACCCCCGGACGGCCACAGCGGCGGCAGCGGCTACCGGTGTCAGGCTTACAACGATAGCCTTCCCGGGAGCGTCAAGAACTCCCGGCACGTCCAGGGGAAGGCCGTGGACATCATCACCCGTGGTGTGCCGGACGAGAAGGTGGAGGAAAGGCTTGCCCAACGGAAGGCGGCGGGGAAGCTGCGCTACTGGTACCGGATCGGCCCAGGGGCGCACCACATGGACATCGAATAATGAAGGAGGCGGAGATTTGGAAACCATTCTCACGGCCGTGATCGGCGGCGGCGTGACCCTTATCGGGGTGCTGATTGCCAACAGCAAAACCCAGGCGGTCATGGACGAGAAGATCATGGAGCTGACCCGGGAAGTCCGGGAGCACAACAATTTCGCAAAGCGAATGCCGGTGGTGGAGGAGCAGATCAAGGTCATCAACCACCGGATTGAAGACCTGGAAGGATTCCACAAACCGAATTAAGGAGGTTAAATTATGTTTGACTTTTTCATTTACACCTACGGCCCTACCATCCTGCTGGCCATTCTGACAGCCGTCTTCGGCGTGCTGGGCTACGGGGCCAAGAAGATCTACATCGGCCACATCAACGACGAAACCAAGCGTGCCATTGCCGTTGCGGCAGTGGCCTTCGTGGAGCAGGCCTGGAAGGCTTTGCATGGTGCGGACAAGCTGAATAAAGCTCTGGAGACTGCCGAGGCATTGCTGAAAAAGAAGGGAATTACCTTCGACGCAGAAGAAATGAAAGTACTTATTGAGGCGGCTGTCGGGGAATTCAACGATGTGTTCAACAGAGCCCAGGAGGGAAAGGGCATCGCTGAGGTACCCCGGAAAATCGGCTATGCGGGGGACGATGACCGGGAGCAGTGCGGCCTGCTGGACTGATATGGGAAGGAAGAGGGTGCCCCGTGCGGGCACCCTCTTTTTCATTGCCATTTTCATTGCCAAAATCGCACCGAAAAAGGCTATTTTCCTGAATAAGCAAACGAATTTTCAAATAACTTTTTAATAATGATTTTATGGGATATGCGATTAAAACGAGAGAAAATAAAAGAAAAACCGCTCTGATTGTCGAATCAGGGCGGTTTTTGAATGGTGCGAGAGAGGGGACTCGAACCCCCACGGCGTAACCACACGCACCTCAAACGTGCTTGTCTACCATTCCAACACTCTCGCAAACGTGCTTTGATATTATAACGGAACTTTCGGAATTTGTCAATACTTTTTCAGGAAAACCCTTGCAAGATTTCTGATCTTCTGGTAAACTATAGAAAATTGGAGGGAATGCC